AACTTCTTCTACCTTAGTTTCCTCTACAACTTCTTCAACCTTAGGTTCTTCAGTTTTATTTTCTTCTATCATATTTTTTTTTACCTCCTTATCCAAATATAGTATATGGTCTAAATGATGGTTGTCTTCTAAAGTCACCCCTCACTTGACCTGTACTTTGTGTTCCATACACTATTCCTCCTGCTTCTCCTTGCAAAAAGTTTACTGATGCTTGAATATTTGTATATGGTTCTCCTTTACTTCCTGTAAATCCTCCAGGTAATGAAACCGATGTGAAGTCATTATAGGTCCCAGCAATCTGAGATGTTAAAGTTCTAACTCCTGCAATACAAATACACAATCTTTTGATTATTTGTGGTAATGGATAAACTCCGTAAATATATTCTAAGTGTATTAATTGAGGTGTGCTGTCTAAAAATGTTCCAGCTTCTACATCGCTTGTTCCTAGAACCAATCTTCCTGATGCTTTATATTGATAAACATATGCTGGTGTTACTGTTGTTGAATCTATAGTTAAAACATTTAAATTGATTAGAGGTTGATAATTTACAAACATTGTATCTGTTCCTGTTCCATCAATTGTTTCATCCTTATAACCAAGTTTTACAATTCTATATGTTGATGTTGCATCTGGTGCCGTTGTTACAGCATCGAATGTTAATTTTGTTGTTGTATTAGATTGAATCTCTGAATATTGGCCTGAACCAGTTCCTCCATAAATCCAAACAATATAACCAATATATTCATTAGCTGTCCATGTTTCTCCAGAATCGCTTAATGTTGTTGTAGTATAATCTCCATCAGCTGTTCCGCTAATATCAACGTTTCCAAATTTAGTTTTATAAATATCTTCTATTTCTTCCTCCGCATAACCAATCATGGTTGTTATGGTTGCATCAGTTACAGGTGCGCCTGTTGTCGGATAGTTTATGGCTGCTTTTACTTCTGCAGCTGTACAATAATGATTTACCATTTTACTTTTTCTTTACCCGCTTTTTAGCTTTGGTTTTAATTTTTACAGGTTCTACTATTTCTACCTTCTCTTCAACAACTTCTTCCTTAACTCTCTTAGCTAAGTATCCTTTTCCTTCATGATCTAAAGCCACGTAGTACTCTGGTGTTGCATCGTTGTTTATTTCCTGTGTTTGTGTTGTTAATGCCATGTTATTTTTCCTCCCTTTTGTTTTTTCTGTCAAAATAAAAAAATTGAATAAATTTAATTGTTGCTCCTAATGTAAGTGATATTACAATTGTGTCTTGAATACTTAAATATTGTTCTATCATACTAACTCGCCCCCATCTTTGTCTCTATAATCATTAATCCGTCCAATAGGAATTAGTGATGTATTGAACCAAATACCTTTTTCTCCCATTTTCTCTCTGAAACCTTGAGTCTTTTCTGGAACCTTATTTAAGTCATCATCAATTGGTTTTATGCCCTTGAAAAATTTCCTAAAATATCTAATGTATTTTTGGAACTTCCCATGCAATTCAGTAGTTGTTTCTTTCTGTGCGCCCTTATTGTCCGCATCTCTATATCTAGTCATTGATTTAATGTCCGATATTACTTCATCATAACCACATTCATTAAACGCAAAATGGTAGAGTTTAATTTCTCTAACCCTAACCTTACATTTGCCGTTTGCATATTCCTGACCGTGAAAGTGTTCTTCAAACTTTTTCAAGCCATCAGAATAACCTTCACCAATTGCTATTATGTGCATTTTTATTTGCCCCAGATGATATATACTCTCTTATCATCCGAATTTAGTGTAACACCAACAGTTATTGTCAAAGTCCCTGTAGTTACCGATGTTGTCGGTGCTTCAGTTATTACAACGCTATTTTCTGTGCTATGTGCATTTCCAAATATACCTAAAAAAGTACTTACTCCGTGATCAGCCAAAGTTATATCAATTGTAACACCAGTGTCCGCTGTTGTTGGCGTTTCTACCATTAACATCTTTAACACTTGGTTTGGTATAGCATCAGTAATTGTGTTAGTTGTTATTGCTCCCATCTTATTTTCCCCAAATAATAAATACTCTTCTAATATTTGTATTTGAACCTGTTGTAGCTCCTATTGTAATTGTTAAAACTCCTGAACTTACTGCTGTTGTTGGTGCTTCAGTTACTACAATACTTCCATCTGTTGTGTGAACTTGACCTAAAATACCTAAAAAAGTACTTATTCCGTAAGTTGCTAAAGTAATTGCAATTGTGTCACCTGAATCTGCAGTTGTCGGAGTTTCCACTACCAACATCTTTCGACCCTGATTTGGAACCGCGTCTGTTATTGTGCTTGTTGTTATTGCTCCCATTTTTCTTGTTTATCCTCCCTTGTTAGTTGTATTGAAATATTATCTAAATACTACAAATCCACTGCAATCTGTTGTTGTAGTACCATTTAAAGTAATCTCATTTGTTGTAATATCACTTACTGGATTTGCTACTCCATCAGCATCAACTGTGACAATTGCGAATAAAACTTCTTTAGCATTCTTAACAATCCATTTGTCGCCTTGTGCTGCAAAAGCTGCACTATCTATAAAACCAATTTTATAACCGGCATTTGTGGCTCCACCTAGTTCTGCTAATCTTCCTGCTGTTACGTTTACGTCTGTCATTTTTTTATATGTCTCCTATTTAATTATGGTTTTACTGTCTGTCCTTGACATTTAAATAATCCTACTTAAATATGATAAAACCTGTTACTGCTCCAGTTGCTGTAGCAGTCAAAGTTAAGACGTTTGAACTTATTGTAAATTCTTCATGAACTCCAGTAGCATCGTCTGTTCCATATGCTGCTAAAATCTCTGTTGCATTTATAATTGTCCAAGTGTCATCTGCTGTTGCTTTAGCTGCACTATCTATAAACCCAATTTTTATTTTGGTGTTTGTAGCTAATCCTAGCTCTGCTAATCTTACCGGTACAATATCTGTGTTTACTAATGTCATTTTGTTTTCTCCTATGTTGTGTTTGGTTTGTCGCGTCTTTTCCTTGACTTACTCGGAAACCGAGTAAAAATTAAAAAAATAAAAAAAAATAAATTAATAACCTTATGCTGATATTTCTGTAATACTAGAACAAAAGGTTGGTGCTTTGATTAAGAAACATTCGTAAATCTTCAACATAAATTTCTCCGAATCATTAGTTTTAGCTAAATCTTCATATGTTAAATCTTGTAGAACTCTCATCTCAACAACGCTCATATCTAAAAAGTAAATTGCTTTACTTCCAGAAACATTCGATAAATACATAGACGGTATTACTGGAATTTTTCCTACCATTGTGTTTAAAACAATAGTTGTGAATCCCCAGAATACTTCGCTTTCTGATTTCATGTAACCAATCTTAGATATTAATAATCCTAATAAGTCTGTAAAAACGTTACTAGAACATACTGCTAAGTTAGGTCTACCACCATCATCAAATGCGTATTGAATTGCTGTATCGATGTCTTCTAAACTCATAGCCGAAGTGTTTTTATCAACAGTGTTTGTTGCTCCCATCAACTTCACAATACCTGAGTATTGTGTAGCTGTTGTACTAGCATCACCATTTATGATTAAAGATTCTTCTAACTCTCTAATTTCCCTAGTCTTTACAAGTACTTCCATTTGTTTTGCGTTAGTAGCGTTTTGGTCGTTAAATGCTCCTGTTGCTCCGCCTGATGGTGTTAAACCACCAAGTGACCAAGCTGGCATAGCTGCGATAGCTGGACCTGTTACTCTACCTATTGAGTACAAAAATTTGATTAAAGTACTAAATCTGTCATAAGTTGTATTAGTTTCTGTTAAAGCTGCATCTTCAACTGCTGTAGTTCCTCCGCCTTTTGCTGTAAGTCTATTATAATCTGCATACATACCTTGGTTCGTAACTCTTGGAACAAGTTCAACTAAAGGTGTACATTTTCTGGTTATATCTACTATTCTAGGATCTACAAAGATTGGCACCATAGCATAACCTGCAGTTCCTGCACCACCAGCTGTTGTTGCTAATGCTTTCATTGCTATTTCACTATGTTGTTTTCTTAGAGACTCTAGAGCTATAGTTCCACTATATTCTACACCTTTCATTGCAACACCCATCGGATTACTATAAATAGTATGATTAGGCGTGTTCAAAAAAGTTACTCCGTAATTTGCTGTCATGTGTTTTTTATCCTCCCTTGTATTATTATTTAATTAAACTCAACTGATCAATCGGTTTTTCAACTGATTTAATTTCGGGTTTAATTGTTACTGGACTTTTAAAAACTTCTTTCTTCGCAAGAGCCTTTAATTCAGCTGCTTGGTCAGCAATAGTTTCATTTTGTTTTTCCACCATTGATTTAAGTTCAGTTACTATATCTTCGTTAAGTTTTTTATCTTCTTCAGATTCAGTAGGTTCTTCTTTAATTTCTTCTATAATTTCTTTAACTTCTTCTTCAACCTTAGGTTCTTCTTTAACTTCTTCTACTGTTTCTTCTGGTTTAGATTCCTCAACTTTTTCTATTTTTTCTTCTGTCATGTTTTTTTCCTCCACAAATTTATTTAATAATGATTTCGGTACAATTACTTGTTCTCCTAACTTTTCAGAATCAGCAATAGCTTTTAACATAACAGATTTCATTCCAAACTCTGTCATTTTTGCCCCTTGATTAACAGGTGCACCTGTGAACGCCACATTTAATAATTTTAATTCTTCAATTAATCTAACTGTTACATCACCCATAGATTTCTCAACTGTTTTTAATGGTTGAAATGCAATTGAAAATGCATTAACAAATCCATCTTTAATGCTTCCCCATAATGCTTTGTATTTAGGTGAATTTTTGTTTAAGATAGCTTTTACCCATAATCCTCTATCATCTACTTTAGCATCTACTATTTTTGCCACAGGAAGGATAGAATTATCATCTCTCCATGCCTCATGTTCAAAATCTATTGTGATGTTTGACTCTTTAATTTGTGCAAGCATAGATTTCATTGCCTTCATAGTTACAAGATCGTTGTATAAATCAACTTCAGGAACAGAAATATATCCAGTCACAAAAGCCTGTTTTTCACCCTTTAATTCTGTCTGAGAAAAAGTTAAACTGTCTGTTGTAAACCTGTATCCCTCTTGATTATTCATTACCTCTTGTAGTTCCTTTACTAGTTCCATGTTAAAATATTAGATTTATTGTTTTTAAAACCATTAACTAATTCTTGTCTGTGTGCTCGTACCATTCTCCACACCAAGAGACAATATTTGCTGTTGTAATACCGTTAGTAACTCTAAATATATACTTTGTACCTGTTTTTAATATAATCTCTTTTGTTCTTGCTTACCAATCTTTTTATCATATGTCATCTTCTGTCTCCTTAATTTCTACTTCTTGAATAAAATCCTCTTCAGGAACTTCTTCGATAACTTCCATGTCTTCATAATTATCAAAGTTCAAAACCTTAACAAGATTCTTTTTATCAGTTAAATATCTCTCAATGAAAACAATATTCTCTTCATCGTTCTCATGTTTGTACTTCACACTTCTTAGAATAGTTGGGCCCTTGTTATGTGTGATAAATTCAAACCTATCAGAGTGCTCCTTAACAAAAATCATATTCTCTAAGAAAAATCTTAGATAGAAATCTTCCCAATCAATATTAATTATCATTTGTCTTCCTAACGAAATTTACCTTTTTCATCTTGTTTAAGATGAAGTTTTTGATGTTCAGAATTTGATAGTAATTGTAAGTTTTCAAGCCTATTATCTTGTTTGTTCTCATTAATGTGATGAATTTGAAAACCTTCTGGAATTTCTCCATTGGACTGTTCCCACACAAATCTATGCTCAAGTATATAGCCACCGAATCTCCTAATCCGTACGTATCCACCATTCGTAATATTTCTTCCGCCTCTCCAATTACAATTTCTTTCTCCCATAAGATATGAATTATCTCTTTTATAATGTCCTTTTTTTCGTATAGTTTCATGTGCTTTTTCTGTAATCTTATCTCCATCTCTTGTACCATCTTCATATTGTTTATACATGGCTTCACTAATTTTTTTACGGGTTTCATCGGAAGATTTTTTTCCTTTGTTCCACGCCTTTTGTCCTTTTGGCATATTAATTTATTATTTTTCATGTTTATAAAACCGTCCCTTCTTCAGTTTGTGTAAATCGAATTATAGACCGGCAGTTTGGATGAAAAGGTGGATAAAGTGCCTTATATGTTTTATTAGCAACAGTTACAACAAAATCCTCTTTCATTGAAATTGCCTTGTCCTTAGTTCCATATTTTCTATTCTCTGCTAAACATATAACTGAAGTCCTATTGTCAACAGTTACGTCTAAATACTTCTTCAAAGCCACGCCAGCCTCTACGGCCTGCTCAGCACCTGAAAAAGCACCAGCATTATTTGCTCTTAACTTCTCTGTCCTCATAACAGTCTTTAATCTATTTGAGTATGTTGTATCATTAAAAACATCTTGAACACGTTTCTTAAGTTGTGCAGGTGTTTCCTTGTTTAGAATTCCCCTCTGTAGCTCCTGTCTTAACTGGTTACCAACTTCGTCAGCATGAGATTGTAAGTTTTGAAATACATATTCGTTTAAGAAAGAAATCTCCTCTTCATTAGGAAGAAAGTTAACATCAGGTTTTAGTTCAGATTCAACCTTGTCCATAGATTTAACAAATTGACTTCTAATAAAATCATTTACCCTTGGTTGAAATGGTTTAATTGACATAATATCCATAAATCGAATAATAATCGTATCAATTATTCCCTTAAATTCTAAGTTCTTTTTCATTAAGATTACCTACCGCTTTAGTTATATCCTGTCCGATTAAATCAATGTAATTGTCTATTTCGGCTAATGGATTTTGAGTAGCTTTCTCTTCTGGTTTTGGTTTTTTAGTTTCGGAAGGATTATCATCTGTATTGTTTAAGTTGCTTTGAAATTCCATATTATCTTGTTCTTTCTCTTCTAAATCAGCAAGACTTTTCTCTAATTCCGCTGTGTCAATACCTAATTCCTTTGCAACCATAAGTGGTGTTTTAATTCCCATTCTTATTTGTTGTTCTAACAATGTGTGTTTTTGAATATCTTCATTAACATCATATTCATCAAATACAAATTCAATAGGAATGTCTGAAGGTTCAGCATTATCAAAGAATTCGTTTAATAGTTGTGTATTTAAGTGATATGCAATTACATCTAAAAGTGGTCTGATTCCTTTACGTATGAATGTTTTGCTTTGGTTCTCCCCATCAGATTTGTTAGAATCCTCTGTGAATCCCATTTCATCAGCATTAACTCCGTAACACATCCACATAATTTTAGTGAACCATTTTTGTTGAGCAAGAACTTCCATGTCCTTTGCACTAACTGAAAACTGTGTGAACTCTACAGGCGTTGTTGTAATTGGTGTTTTATAGAATTGTTTTCTCTTGTTTCCTAATTCATCAGTGTATCTAAATTGACTCTCCATGTTCTCTCTGAACTGTGTAACATGTTCCTTTTGTGCACCTAACAAACTTATTGCACCGTCAGGCATATTATTGTTAGTATAGAAATCTAAGTTAAAGTCAGCACCGTAAATAAGGTTTAAGATTACGTTCATTAATCTACCAGTAGGTGAAGTTCCATAAATAGAATCTGACCTTGGCATTTGCATCATATAGATTATTTCCCTCTTTCCGAATGGTACAGGCATTGAGCCAGCTGTCCAACCATATTGAAAGTAAGCTGCTTGTTCTTTGTACAAAAGAGAATATTGTTTCATTATCTGTGATTGTGATGGTGTAGGTGTTCCACCAAAGTCAATTGCAACTCCTGTAAATCCATCAGGCACAGGTAATACAAAATCTGCACGGTTTCCTAAGTATCCGTAGATGTCTGTGTTCTTTAAGAACAATGAACCATCTCTTGAAAAGATTTGTTTCAGTTCTCCTAGTTGACTAAACACTTTAACAATAACGGCGGAATCGACTTCCAATAAATCAGTTATAAGTTGTCTTAAAATATGTTGAAAAGATTCATCATTTCCATTTGGGTTTTGTAGAAATTTAGTTACTTCTTTAATTTCATCATTGTAGTCTTTTCCGTCGTCTTGAAATTTCTCCTTAACTCTAATCTCCCATGGGTTGGAAGTTGCTTCATCACAAAGAGTTTTTATAACAGAGAATACGTATGGGTTACTCGCCAATTTCTTGAATTGTGGAGTGTTATCTTTTCTTGGCATTCCGTAAGGTGGTTTGTATAAGAATTCGGGGATATAAGCCTTAAATATATCCATGTCCTTACGTTCTCCTCCCGTAGCAGCCACTGCTTGTTGTTCACGTTCGTTGGCTTCTCGTGGAGAAAGAGCTTTCATACCAATCTGTTTTTTAACATAATCAAAGATTCCCATTTTAAGACTAAAAAATAAAAATAAATAATATTTATAAAACCATTAACTATTTCAAAGCAGCATTCAAACTAGCTAAATCACTGTTTACTTCTTTAAGTTGCTTACCAATGTACTCTATTTGAGCAATTAATTGATTCTTCTTCTGTAAATCTATGATTCTTTGATTTAGTGGTAGCATTGATTTCTTAAACTCTTTTGAGCCTTTATCTATCGCTAACCTACAATGTTTCATTATCTTGAAATCAATATCTTGTAAGTCTTTTAAAGGTTCAAATTGTTTATTTAGTTGTTCTAATTGCTTTTCAGCGTTAGCTTTTTCAACTACAATAAAATTCTTAAGAACATCAATCTTATCCTTTGCTATTGTTTGAACAGTTGTTTGCACATACTTTCCTACGTTATCTTTCTTTTCACCATTAGGAATAAATACTACATCTTCGTTAACATTGTTCACAACTAAATCTCCTTGTTCGTTTTTTATAAATTGTTTTGCCATATTATCTTTTTACCTCCTTTCAGTTTTTTAAATTTCTCTCTTTGTTTTTGGTTCATTCTGTCCCATAGATAAATGTTAGGATTCAATTCAGCTTTAAAAACTCTCCCACATTTACTACAGTTGAATATTAATACATTTCCATATATTATTTTAATTCTATACTTCCCCACAGTTCTTGGCATTCTAACCCCGTGACCACCTTCATATTTTGTACAGTATGGACATTGGAAATACTTCTCGTGGTTTTCAGTGTTAACCATAATTCACGTCCTCCACGTTTATCGCTAAATCATCAATATAAGAATTTGCACCCATCTTATCCATGTTAATTCCATGATACAATACACCGTGCTCAATCAACCAAGCAATTGATTTTCTAATTTCCTCATAAGGTCTGGCAGTATAGATTATGATTATATGTCCCTCGATGTAACGTTTGTTAACCCACTCAATCATTTTTTTATTTGGAGTTACAGATTTCCCGTTCCAATACTGTTCACCATTTGTTAAAGTTCCATCCATGTCAATCGCATACAGTTTCCGATTCTTTGTATCATATACCATCATCCAAAGTCAAAATAGACTGTCTCCTGATTTATTAATTCTAAAGCATAACCTAAGGCTATGGGAATATCTGGGTGAACACTAGCCTCAACAAGTTTACCCTCGGATAACGCGAACGATGTACACTCACTTAACATTTGGTCACCAAGTTTTTTATCCTCTTCAGTCTTATATGGGATAACAAATCTATTATTCTCAAATGCTGTACCTAACCTCATAATAAGGTTAATCTTCCCAACTGTATGTCTCTTCTCACTCCAATCATAATCAGGCTTCTTACGTGCAGCTGGATCTGATGCTGCAGTCCAGAACAATGTTATGGGAAGATTCCATTGCCCAATGTCTTTACTTATTGCTTTAATAGAATTCTCCTCTAGGCCTATTTGATCGTAGTTATATTTTGCATGTAAATCATCTTTAATAATATCCATCTGCTCATTCACTGACAGACCTTTGTAAATATCACCGATAGTACTTAATAAATAAAACTTATCATTATATTTTCCCAACCCCATAAATGGCGATGTATCAGCTGTGATACGGTCTGAGAATGCAAAATCACACCCTAATGTTTTATATGTGAACTCCATCTTCCTTACATCCTCATGCGATAGTGTTTCATCAAAGCACCGTTCAACCCATTCTCTTTTAATTATTGAAGATGTTGTATCTATTGGGTTGTTTAAATATTCTTGTTGAAAAGGAATAGTACCAATATCTCTTTTAATTCTAGCTAGTATCTTACCTGTGAACCTTTCAGGCCATAGTATATTGTTCATGTTCTCATCGCAAGCTCTAAATACCTTACCGTTATGTAGTTTAAGTTTCTTAGCAAGCAATGAATCAAAATGTAGTAATGTACCAATCATCTTAAATCTTCCATCTATGTCTAATGATGGAATGATTTGTTTGTTTAGTTTGTTTGAATCCTTAACTCTTAACTCTGGATTTAGAACTCGTTGATCGTCTTCAATATCATCACCAATAATTAATGTGGGTCTAATGTTTTTCCATTTAAAACCTCTAATGTTCTTCTCAAATGAAACAGCTTCTATCCTACAATTATTAGTATCAAAACAGTCTTCCCTGTCTTTACCCTCATCGTCTCTTGCATTACTTGGTGTTAGATCACCATATACAAATCTTAGCATTTTGTTCTCCTTGAACTCGTATCTAACTGGATCTAAGAATTGAACTGTCTTAGAATGGTTCTGTGATGTGTACACTATATACTTCTCAAGCTCATTAACAATACAGAATATTAAGAATATAATTCCAGTGATTGAAGATTTAGCATGTCCCCTGGGAGCAGCTAAAGCACCATTACTTGGTTCAAATAAGAAATCATATATCTCCTTATGAAATGCAGGAATAGCATTTGTTACTGTATTAGGAAAGAAAACCTGTGCAAACGTATTTATGTTCTCCTTAAAAGAAAATACATGCTGAAGCAATTGTTTTAGCTTTTCATCATCTTCACACCTTTGCATTAATAATCCTACTTGGTTTTTTGTTATTATCATTTTTGATATAATGTTTGATATAATGCCGCACCAAAAGAAATATACTCATAATCCTGTAATACAGCACCAATAAAAACAGATGCTAAAGCAATTTCCAATGTATTTATTTTTATCATTTTAAATATAAAGTTTTTTGTAGTGTGTACAGTTTCTAGTTTGACACACTTCCTCGTTTTTTACTATGCCTCTATGAAAAGAGTAATCACACCAAGCAATATATCTTACACCATCATCCTTTAATATTAGCTTTGGTGGTATTTTGAGGACTTTGCTAACAAGTCCATCACGTTTCTTTTTTCTGGACATTTTGAATATAAGCCCTCCCCTGTTTGTCAAGTGACTATGAAGCGGATAGGATAAAAGAGTAACCTATCCGCAAGACAAGTGAGAGAGGTGAAAACTCACTTGAAGTATGATGTTAATCTAATAATCTAATTATCTCAGCTTCTTTTTCTTGTGGTGTTAAATGTAAAATAACTGCGGCAACCTTACGATCGTTCTCTTTTGTGCCGTGT